GATGACGGACTTGAAATTGAAGTTGTTGATGATACGCCAAAAGCTGATAGAGGGCGTAAAACTTCTGAGCCACCGTCTGATGTCACTGATGAAGAACTTGAAGAATACTCTGACAAGGTCAAAAACAGGATCAAACACTTCAGCAAAGGCTACCACGATGAAAGGCGGGCAAAAGAAACAGCCCTCCGGGAAAGACAAGAGCTAGAAGCATTTGCTAAAAAGCTGGTAGATGAGAACAAAGAATTAAAAGGCACGAGTCTGGAGACGCAGAAGCAGTCGTTGAAGCACAAGAAAGCCTAACATCTGCCAAGATTAAGGCCGATAGGTTAAACAATTTCAAACTTCCCGCTTTACAGGAAGAAGAAACTCCTGTTAACTTACCAACAGAGACCGCTCCACCGGCAGATACACGGGCTAATGAATGGGCAGCAGCTAATTCATGGTTCGGGTCAGACGATGAGATGACCGCTCTAGCGATGGGGTTGCACAGCAAGCTTCAGAAAGATGGTGTTACCATTGGAAGCGATGAATACTACGAGAGAATTGATTCTCGTATGCGCCAAGTATTCCCCGATAGTTTCGAGGATGCTGAAGTAGAAGTCGAGAAGCCTAAGAGACAAGCAAATGTGGTTGCACCCGCAACGCGGAGCGCAGCGCCAAAGAAAATAACGCTAACGCAAACACAAGTGTCTATAGCTAAACGACTTGGAGTACCCTTAGAACTATACGCCCAAAAGGTTGCAGAAGAGATGAGGAAAAACTAATGGCTGAAAACCGTATTAACCGTGAAGAGACCACCCACGAAAAAACGACTCGTACTAGAGCTTGGCAAAGACCAGAGACACTGCCCTCACCGAATCCCGAGCCGGGTTACGCATTTCGTTGGATTAGAGTCGCCACGCAGGGGCAAACTGACGCCACCAATGTTTCTTCCAAGTTTCGTGAAGGTTGGGAGCCTGTAAAAGCTACAGACCATCCTGAGATTACAATGGTTACTATCGAGAACGAGAAGTTCAGAGATAATGTTGTAATTGGCGGTCTGATCCTTTGCAAAGCTCCAAAAGAACTGATTGAAGAACGCACCGAGTACTACGAACAGCAGACACGGGGTCAGATTGAATCAGTTGATAACAACCTTATGAGAGAGAACGATCCCCGTATGCCGCTCTTCCATGAGCGGAAATCAAAAGTTACTTTTGGTCAAGGGGGTTAGACATAAACCTTTGTTATCTGGAGACAAATAGATGGCATATCCTACCATTGATGCCCCATATGGCCTAAAACCAATCGGAATGATTGGCGGTCATAGTTATGCGGGTGCCACACGTAAGATTCCTATCGCTTCAAACTACGGTACAGGCATCTTTAATGGAGATGTGGTACAGTATAAGAACGATGGGACAATCATTATCACTACACTACAGAACAATACTTCAGTAGTTGCTGGTGTTATTGGTGTATTCTTGGGTTGTAGCTTTACAGATCCAAATACAGGTCAATTGACCTTCCGCCAAGACTATCCTGCTAGTACAGTAGCGTCTGACATCGAAGCATTTGTATGTGACGATCCAAACGTTCTGTTTAAAGTAGTAAACTGCACTAGCGCATCTGCTGATGGTGCCACTGGTGGTCTACTACCTGCATTCATTACTCGTGCTAACGCTATTTCGTGTAATGCAGAACTTGTACTCAACACTGGCCTGACAGCTTCAGGTAACAGTCGTATGGGTGTATTTATTAACAATGTAGCAACAATCCTGCCGATTACTGTTGTAGATGTCGTACCTGACACAGCAAACAGTTCCGGTAATTTTGTTGAGTTTATTGTTAAACTTACACAGGGTTATCAACGTTATCAGCAAACCGCTGGCGTATAAGGAGGAGTAGATAATGGCTATTTCACGCGCACAACTACTTAAAGAACTCCTTCCCGGCCTGAACGCTTTGTTCGGATTGGAGTACGCAAAGTACGGTGAAGAACACGCAGAGATCTTTGAATCAGAGACTTCTGATAGATCTTTTGAAGAGGAGACCAAATTATCGGGCTTCTCAGCAGCACCAGTCAAAAACGAAGGCTCTGCCATCGAATATGACAACGCACAAGAGGCGTTCAC